GTCCCGTTGTGGGACTAAGTATTGAGAACAGGGAGGGTTTATGAGGTCAAGAGACCGTAAGAGGGAAAGATTTGAGGAAGAGGAAGAATTCTTGTCTCCCTCTGCTCGAGCCTTAAGGGCTGAGCTCTCTGACTTTCATTGGGCAATCGATCAACTTAATTTGCTTGATCGAGTGTCCGATTCTTACAGTCGTAAGAAGGGCCTGCGGGAGACTCTGTTAAAGATGATTAATTCTGAAGTGGAATTGGGACCTCCGTTGGAGGATACCCCCCACTTTCAGTTTCATCTTGAAGAGCCTACAGGTGTTGATCCTAAGGAAATCTTAGTTTCAACGACCTCTAGTAAACCAGATCAAGTTATCGTTGACCCAATCAATGCAGCAGAACTTGTTCTTTGGTTCTTGCGAGGCATGACAGGTTTTCGGTACTCTTTGATCAAGCTTTGTCTCCAAAGTTTCTTGAAGCAGAACCCTTCTATGTTCCTCTACCACCCCCACTATCGGGTCTCGACTGAGCCTAAGGATGGGAACGTCTCCCTTCCGAACCCTCATGAATCCTCTAATTTTGAGGAGAACAGAGATGAGTGACTTTGTCACCCAGGTTCAGGAAAGGATGCGCTACCGTCTTATAGTGCTTGGGGTACCCAGGTATATGATTTCCCCTTTGCTAAGGGAAATCAGTACTTGGATTACTCACAACGGTCAAGAATGGACTATTTCCAGACTGAAAAGTCTGAAAGTAGATCTGTTCCGAATGCGTTCAGGTTTATCTCCCCTTACTTGGATTCGTAAGAATCGAAGAGGTGAGATTTCTGGAGTATTCGGTTCTCTTTTCCGTTGGGCAGATTTGTCTGAAGCACACTTTAGAATTGCAATTCAAGTACTTATGGTATACACGCTTTTTGTGTTTACCAAAGTTACTGAAAAGCAGTTGAAAAAGTTTGTTTCAGGTGTCACGGCACAACCTACTATTATTAATCGTGAGATTATTAATAGTATTACCAAAGAAGCAAAAGTTTTTGCTTCCAAGAAGTCTCTACCACTTCCTCAACCTATTTATACATATCAGGGTAGTCCTTCTAAGAAGGCACCTCGTATGTTTGGTAGGAAGAGTGTGGTTCAGAGTGAGAAGGTTATGGATGAACTCCATCACCTTTCCACAACTGATGGGACTTTCTTGATTGCTAAGTATCCTCGTTTGTTTCTTTCCTTAGTGAAAGGAATGGAATTTCGAGAGAAATACTATTCCACATTTCGGAAACCAACTTACGATTATACTTGCAATGTTGGTAACATTGCATTTATCCAGGAGCCTGGAGGTAAGTTAAGAAGCGTTGCTTCTCCTTACCGCTTATTCCAGATGGTTTTAAAACCACTTGGAGATAAGTTATACCAGATTGCCAGGATAATGCCATGGGATTGTACCCATGACCAATCTGCTGCCTTCGAACCAATTTCTAATGCCCTTGAGAAAGGCATTAAGGTCTATTCTGTAGACCTATCCTCTGCGACTGATTATTTCCCTTTGGAAATTCAAGTCGCTTGTATCCGTTCTTTACTTTTCCTTGAAGACTCTGATTATATCAACCTTTGGGTTGATTTATCAAGAGGATTCTGGAAGTTACCTAATGGAGAAACCATTAGATGGAATAGAGGTCAGCCTCTTGGAATGTTTCCAAGTTTTGCTGCCTTTACCATTTCTCATGGTCTTCTCTTAAAGTCACTTCTTAAAAGAAAGTGGAACGGAGAGTTCTATGTAGTTGGTGACGATGTTGTCATCTTGGATGATCAACTCGCTACTGACTACATGAGAACATTGGATGAAATTGGTTGTCCCTACAGTGCTGACAAAACTCTTCAATCTGAAAAGATTGCAGAATTTGCTGGCAAGATCATTACTTCATCTGGGGTTTATCCTCAAATGAAGTGGAGAGAGTTATCAGATGATAACTTTCTTGATCTTTGTAGGGCACTAGGACCCCGTAGTCGATCCCTCTTGAGGGGTAGACAGAAAAAGATTTTTGACTTAGTCAAAAATCTGGTAGATCCTATCGGGCTCAATTTTTCTTGTCCAGGTGATAACCTGGTAAAGATGATTGAACGTACTTTAGAATCTCCCTTCTGTCATCCATCAAGGTCTGTTCTCAATTCCCTTATGGGACTGAGACGGAGGAGTAATAATCACTTATGTGATATTAATCCGGATGAAACTATTAACTCCGAAGTAGTAGAGTTAATAGCTAGGACGTTCGACGAGAAGGTCGGTTTGGTAATGAAACAAACCATCTTCAATTCTTGGGAAGCTTGGCTTCCTTTGATTGAGGGTTTAGCTTCCTTACCCGAGGCTATCCGAGTTAAGGATCTCTCCTTCTTCGATACCCGTTTGGGTATTGCTAAGAAAGAAGATTCCGGACCTAGGTTACCTCTTCAGGAGTTGCCACCTTCACGGGTGTCAACCTTGGAGAAGTACGAAGCTGCACTTAAGCTTTAGCAC